GTCTCAGCTGACTCGGACCTGTCTGAATTTCTTTAGAGAACACGACAGTATTGAAATTGTATTGGTCTACTTACCAGTGTTTGGTACAGCGGCCATCGTTTTATATTATTTTGTCCAAGGAGTACTGGGCGTTTTTGGAATGTAGATGTATAAATAGTAGTGTAAGTCGCGGATGGCCGTCCCACTTACTCTAACTCATACCGGGAGTCAGCATATGAATATTTATATTCCTACCAAAGAACAGATCCAATCTATGAGATGGGTCGATCCAAATCCAAATACTTCAGATTACGACGCAGAGTACCATCCGTTTGGATGGGGTAAAGGCGATACAAATATAAACTGGGGTGGAGATAATCTCAGGAAAGCGTGGGCAGCCGGTGCTTACGATGATAGAGATCAATCCACTGCTAGTAAAAAGGGATGGCTTCATAGAGATAAAGATGAAGCTGTCCAAAAAATGCATAGTGGTTTATCTAAATGGAAATCGGACAACGCTGAGTACTATTCTCAACTTCAACGAGAAAAGGCTCTCAAAGCGTGGAATGGTAAACAAAAAGATAGACTACAAAAAATTAAATATGATGGTAAGATTTATCATGGTTGGTCTTCGCTCGAGCGGGCTACAGGCCGAAGCAGATACTTATTGAAAAAGGATACCAAATGCGCATTGCTATCTTAAACGATACGCATACAGGGATTAGGAACAGCTCTCAAATATTTCTAGATAATGCTAGAGACTTCTATGAGAATGTGTTCTTTCCTGAATGTGAGAAACATGGGATTACGCAGATTCTTCATCTGGGCGATTACTACGATAACCGCAAAGTCGTAAACATCAAAGCACTTAATCATAATCGTAAACACTTCTTAAATCAGATGCGCAGTCGTGGAATGACCATGGATATTATTCCTGGGAACCATGATACGTACTTTAAGAACACTAACGATATGAACAGTTTGAAAGAACTGCTCGGCCACTTTATGAACGAAGTTAACATCATTATGGAACCAACCGTAATGGAGTATGGTTCACTAAAGATGGCATGTCTTCCATGGATCTGCGCAGATAACTACGATAAGTCTATGGAGTTCGTCGCGAACTGTAAAGCAGACTGGTTAGCTGGACATTTGGAACTAAATGGTTTTGAGATGATGCGTGGCGTAAAGAACACTCACGGTATGTCAGCCGACTTGTTCAAACGTTTTGAGACCGTCATCACTGGCCACTTCCACGTTGGCTCACGTCAAGATAACATTTGGTATCTTGGTAGTCAAATGGAGTTCTTCTGGTCTGACGCACACGATCCAAAGTACTTCTACATTCTTGATACTGAAACACGTGAGATGACTGCTATTCTGAATCCTCACAGATTATTTGAAAAAATTGTTTACAATGATAAGAAAGTAGATTATAATAACTACAACGTTGACAACCTAGATAAGAAGTTTATTAAGATCGTGGTTGTTGAAAAAGAAGACAACTTTACTTTTGATCGGTTCGTTGATCGTATTCAGAGTAAAGACATTTATGATCTGAAGATCTCAGAGAACTTTAACGAGTTTATTGGATCTTCAGTTGATGACGAAGGACTCGATGTGGACGATACTCCTCAGTTAATGGACGACTACATCGACGGTGTTGAAACCGATCTTGACAAAGATCGAATTAAGATGATGATGCGTGACCTGATGGTTCAGGCTCAGGCTTTGGAAATAGCATGATTGTATTTAGAAAAGTTCGATATAAAAACTTTCTATCAACAGGAAACAACTTTACAGAAATAGACCTTACCCGACATAAGACCACGTTAATCGTTGGTCAGAACGGTGCGGGTAAGTCGACTATGCTCGACGCCATCTCTTTTGGTCTATTTGGTAAATGCCACAGACAGATCAATAAGTTACAGCTGATCAACTCCATCAACGGTAAGCAAGCCGTAGTGGAAGTCGAGTTCTCTATTGGTGCCGCAGAGTTCAAAGTGGTACGTGGAGTAAAGCCAAACATATTTGAGATCTGGAAGAACGGTGAGATGATTAACCAATCGTCTCACGCTAAAGAGTACCAGAAGATACTCGAAACAAACATTCTTAAGATGAACCATAAGTCGTTCCATCAAGTTGTGGTTCTGGGTTCGTCTAACTTTGTACCGTTTATGCAGTTACAGGCATACCACCGTAGATTGGTTATTGAAGAACTACTTGACATTGGTGTGTTCTCAAAAATGAATCAGTTGCTAAAGGAAGAAACGAATGCGATAAAAGAAAACCTAAAAGACATATCCTACCAAATCGACCTCACAAAGAACAAGGTAGAGACTCAGAAGAAATACATTTCTGACGTATCCTTGCTCACTGAGGAGAACAGGAGGAACTATGAACTTAGGATATCTGAATCGGAGAATCGCATCGATGAACTACAGGCTGAGAATAGTAAGCTTAGCCTCGGACTCGATGAATCCGTATCTGAAGCCGAAGCAAGGTTGGGATCTTTATCGGATAGGAAGCAGAGTCTACTGCTCCGAAGTCAAGATAAGAAATCGAGTATCCGCGACGTCGAGAAACGGATCACCTTTTTCCAAGAGAATGGCTCGTGTCCCGTTTGCGACCAGGCCATTTCAGACGGCCATAAACATGAGATTCTCACCACTGCTGAAGGAGAAAAGAGTCGGTGGAAGGCAGCGCTTAAAGAAATCGGAGTTGAAGGCCAAGGAGTGGAATCGGAGATTAGCGAACAGACTCGCTTACTTTCAACGCTTCGAGATAAGGTACATCAACTCACTGCCAATTCCAAAGAAATATCCCAGGTGCGGAGTCAAATTAACTCATATAAAGAACACCTAGATAAAGAAGTATCTGCCGATCTTGATAAAGCAAACAGCGACCTAACGGAGATCAAAGAAACTCTGTTAGGTCTCCAAGACAGTAAGATGAAACAGAACGAAGAGTACTCTTATAAGATGGCCATTGGTGAGATGCTGAAGGACACTGGCATTAAGACTAAGATCATCAAGCAGTATCTACCAGTGATGAATCAGCTTATAAATAAATACTTACAAGTTCTCGACTTCTATGTTCACTTTGATCTAGACGAAGAGTTTAACGAAACGATTCGTTCGCGTCACCGTGACGAGTTTACATACGACTCTTTTTCTGAAGGTGAGAAACAACGGATCGATCTATCGCTTCTGTTTACATGGCGATCGATCGCTAAGATGAAGAACTCGGTCTCAACTAACTTACTTATGTTGGATGAGACATTTGATTCTTCGTTGGACCACGATGGTGTTGACAATCTAATTAAGATTCTCTATACCTTGGGTGAGGATACAAACGTATTCATTATCTCACATAAGGGTGAGATCCTCGACGGTAGATTCGAAAACAAGATCGAGTTTATCAAAGAGAAGAACTTTTCAAAGGTGAAGTAATGACACTATTTGTTCAAGCAGAAACTATATGGCACTTTACTTGTCAGTCTTGCTTAGCGTGGTTCTCTATTGCCACTAGTGATAAGTTTGACCCTAAGAGTCGTAAGCAAGGATTCTACTGTCCTTGGTGTGGTGAAAAATCAGAATGCATACCAAAAAAGTAGTTTACATAATCCAAAAACTATGGTATAATAATACCATCATTCAAACAAAAGAGGTACATAATGGAACTCAGTGAAGATACTCTAAATGTCCTGAAGAACTTCTCAGGCATCAACCCAAACATGATGATTCGCTCAGGTAACACCATTAAGACCATCTCAGAAGCACGTACCGTTCTATCCAGAGCGACGGTTAGCGAAGAGTTTCCGGTCGACTTTGGTATTTACGATATGAACGAGTTCATGGGTGTGTTACAACTTGTAGATACACCAAAGCTAAAGTTTGAGGACGACTATGTTGTAGTTAACGACTCAACCGGTCGCTCAAAAGTCAAGTACTTCTATTCTTCGGAAGATACTTTGACAACCCCACAAAAAGACATCACAATGCCAGAAGCCAACGTGAAGTTTACTCTAGATAATGAAACGCTGAATCGTTTGAAACGCGCTGCATCAACTCTAGGTCATAGTGAGATTTCTATTTCTGGTAAAGATGGTGTACTCAGTCTTTCTGTGGTTGACAGTCAAAACATGACGTCTAACGTATTCTCCATCGATGTCGACGGTGAGTTCGAATCAGACGCTGTGTTTAACTTTATCCTGAGTACAAACAACTTGAAGATCCTTCCAGGTGACTATGAGGTCTCTATCTCATCCAAGTTGATTTCGCAATTCAGTCACACAAGTCTAGACGTAAAATACTGGATTGCTCTCGAGAAAACATCTACCTTCGGAGTGTAAATAATGTCAGAAACTATGACACAGTTGCGTGAGGTATCAAATCGGACAGCTCGTTCAATGATTGCTGTTATTGATGCGATGACTCAACGTGGCGCAATCAAAGGCGAAGAACTATCAACTATTGGTGGTCTTCGTGATCAGGCGATTCAAATCGTTCAGTTAGCAGAACAGGCCGAACAAGAAGAGGCCATGGAAGCAGCTGAAGAAGAAGCCAGTGGTTAGTCGCATAATAGACTCGCGGGGAGCCATGGTTAGCTCCCCACCTTTATTATATTATGGAGTATGTGAATGTCAAATGATTTCTTATGGGTCGAGAAGTATCGACCTCAACAAGTAGCCGACTGTGTTCTACCAGATCAACTGAAAGAAACTTTTCAAAAGATCGTAGACTCAGGCGACCTTCCTAATATGCTGTTCAGTGGTACAGCCGGTACCGGTAAGACTACCGTTGCCAAAGCGCTATGTAATCAGATGAACCTTGATTGGATTATGATCAACGGTTCAGAAGATGGCAATATCGACACCCTGCGTGGTAAGATCAAACAGTTTGCTTCCACCATCTCTTTACAAGGTGGCGTCAAAGTTGTTATACTTGACGAGGCTGACTATCTAAATCCACAGTCAACGCAACCGGCACTTCGTGGTTTTATCGAAGAGTTCTCTAACAACTGTCGGTTTATCCTCACATGTAATTTTAAGAATCGGATTATTGAACCGTTGCATTCTCGTTGCGGTGTATACGAGTTCAATACATCTAAGAAGGACACTGCAGTTCTAATGCAGCAAATGTTCGAACGATTCTGTACAATACTTGACCAAGAGGAGATAGCGTATGCTAAGAAAGATCTACTCCCTATTATATCAAAGCATGGCCCGGATTGGCGAAGATGCCTCAACGAGCTTCAGCGGGTTGCTGTACTGGGCTTTAACGATGTTCGTTGCATGGACTTTGGTGGTGGAACCTTTGATCAATTATTTTCGATCTTAAAGGCAAAAGACTTTAAAGAAATGCGAAAGTGGGTCGTAAACAATATAGATATTGATGCGACAGCGATATTTCGTGGCATATACGATCATATGAACGATCGTGTTGAACCACAATCGATTCCACAGCTTATCTTAATCCTTGCCGATTATCAGTATAAGAACGCGTTCGTTGCTGACCACGAACTCAATGTAGTTGCTTGTCTTACGGAGGTTATGGCTAATGTTAAGTTCACCTAAACTTATTCTATACACACAAAACGATTGTCCATATTGCGTAATGATGAAGCGCAAACTACAAGAATGGGGTTACACCTGGGACGAGGTTAACATCAGTTATCAATTGGAACAAAAGAAGTTCCTGAAAGAAAACGGACACAGAACAGTACCAGTATTATACCATGGTAAAATCCATTTGAACAAAGTCGATACGTCTGACTTTACAAAAGAGATACTGGAAGCTGAACTAGATCTCGATGAGTTTTGGCAATGAATCCGTTTCTATTTGTTAACGACATTACGCACGGTAAGTCAAACATTATGGTTGACGATATTGCCGAAAAAGCGTATAGTCCATACATGGTAAATCGTAGTCTATCGTACTTTCACGATACAGTACTGATGGCCAACGAGATGAACCTGAACCACCACCTTGACAACCGTCTTCAATTTGACTTTTTGATAAATATAGTCAGGAAGAAAAAGAGATTCTCCAAATGGACAAAAGTCCAACAGAACGAAGACGTTGAAGTGATTAAACAATATTATGGCTATAGCAACCAAAAAGCACGCCAAATCCACTCGCTTCTTACGTCAGAACAGATTGATGAATTAAAGAAGAAGGTATATCGAGGTGGAAAAAAATAACGATATTGTCGAATGGACAACCTCGTCAATGCTCGAGGTTACTTTGGATGAGCCTGATGATTTTCTCAAAGTGAGAGAAACACTGACTCGGATTGGCGTAGCATCTCGAAGAGACAACACACTCTTTCAGTCATGCCATATCCTCCACAAACAGGGACGGTACTTCATCGTACACTTTAAGGAACTGTTCTTACTTGACGGTAAGAAGTCCAATTTAGAAGAAAACGATATTGCACGACGTAATACTATTGCGACACTCATGAGTGACTGGGGTCTGCTGTCGATCGACGACAAAGATAAGGCACAACCTCTCGCACCGTTACGTCAGATCAAGATCATTCCTTTTAAAGAAAAGTCAAATTGGACTCTGCAGCCAAAGTATAACATCGGGAATAATAAATGATCTCTATTGGATCGATGCTTTGGGGGACGATGACTCCCGAAGACGTTGCTCACGATATCATGGATGCTGCCCTAGAGAGTGGAGTCAACAGTATTGACTGTGCACAGAAGTATCCTATATTGGGTGACAGCGAATATGGCGCAGCTGAAAAGATCATTGGTAGGTTTGGTCGTAGAAACGAGTTAGTCATTTCAACTAAGCTTTATCATAAGGTTCCCTTACACAGTATCAAAGAATCTGTTGAGCAAAGCTTAAAGAACTTACAGACAGACTACATTGATATTTTCTACATACACGAACCGGCTCGAGGCACATATGCTTTTAGGCAAAACTGGAAATACGATCCAACCATACTAGAAGAAGACATTTTAGAACAGCAGCTCGATGTAATTAAAGAACTGCAAAAAGAAGGTAAGATCAAAGAGATTGGACTGTCTAACGAAACGGCTTGGGGAATAACTAAGTACGGTAAAGACGTTGACTACGTTCAAAACGAATACAGTCTTTTACACAGACACGCTGATCTCGATGTCGCTGAAGCCTGCGTTAAAGAAGACGTTAAGTTCCACGCGTGGTCTCCGTTGGCTTATGGTCTCTTAGCCAAAGGTCATCAAGGTGAGAGAATCAAACGAAACTCTGATCTAAAAGGTAGGGTCAACGGTATATCAACATATGCAGCAACACAATACGCTGCGGTGGCTAAAAGACACGGTCTCTCTCTTCACCACATGGCATTAGCGTATGTGATCAATAAACCTTTCATAGACGGTGTTGTTATCGGACCGAGAACACTCGAGCAGTATAAAGATTTAGAACTAGCGTTTAACTTGACTATTCCTTCAGACATACGAAACGAAATAGAAGAAATTTATCGATGGTACACGGTACCATTTTGAAAACATATATATAGTATTGGACGCCGATAGTCGGGTCCAAATTTAACCTTGCTTAATTGGAGGCAAATATGACTGGAACATTCGCATTTCCGCGAAACGCATTTCTTGGTTTCGACCACATCTTCGATCAGCTGGATAATATTCACAGCCACGCGAAGGATACCTATCCACCACATAACGTAGTTAAAGACGAAGAGTTGAAATACACTCTTGAGATCGCTGTGGCTGGATTCAAACAAGAACATATTGATATTGAAGTCAAAGATCATATCTTGACTATCAGTGGTAATCGACCACAGCGTCGTGAACAAAACATGTATGTTCACAAAGGTATCAGTGCTCGTAACTGGAAGAAGTCATTTAGACTGTCCGAATATACGGAAGTTACTGGAGCAGACCTAACGGATGGAATCTTGACTGTCAATTTAGAAGTCGTCCTTCCCGAAGAGAAGCTGCCTCGTAAGATTCAAATTTCATCTAACGAGGAACATAAAAATGACAGCACTAGCACTCAGGAGCTACTCGCTTCTTAAGACAGGATTCATCGCAACACTGTTTGCATGGATGACTGGCCACTTAGCTTCAGTCGGAAGAGCGGTTCAAGTTTCTAGACAAATAGAAGCGAACCAAAAGCTCGCACACTTGCTTCGGCATGAGTACCCGCATGAAGACTACGCAGGTATCCTGGCGATCCTTAACGATAAGACACTGAAGGAGTACTACAAATGATTAGTATTCTTAAGAAAGTGTTAAAGATCGACATGGGAAAAAACACACCGATGCTAAAGTATCGGGAATCACAATATACTCTTGCAGAACTCGAGCGTCGCTTGACTGCAGAGATCAACGGATACGGGACAAGATACTAATGTGGCCTTATACTGAAGAAGAAGCTGGTTTTTTAAACTAAATAAATAGAGGAGCGCTATATGTGCTCCTTTATCTTTTCGGAGGTATATATGCAAGGAACAGAAAGATACTGCAAAAAGTGTGGTCATCGTTGCCACTGTCTAACGACAGAATGTCAAGAATGCCACAACGATGTATGTTATGGATGTGATTGTGATTTACCAATAAGGGATGTACCACCAACATTTACGAATAGGAATTAAAATGAACATTGATCAATTAAGAGAAGAACTAAAAATTGACGAGGGAGTCAAATATGAAATCTATTTGGATCACCTTGGGTTGCCTACTTTCGGTATTGGTCATCTCGTTCTCGATAGCGATCCTGAGCACGGACAGGAAGTTGGAACGCCTGTCTCAGAAGAC